ATAACGTTGAGCTTGGCAATTACTTAAAGTCTTTTGAGCATGATTTGTATCATTTGCAAGGGCTTCGCAATGATCCTTGGTTCCCTAAGGGTCGTATAATTGTGAAAGGTATGAACAACACTGCTAGGGCGTGCTTGCTTGAGCAGCATTGGAACTCATTGAAGAGGCCAGTCCAGTTAGCGCTGGATTGCTCCCGATTTGATGGCCATGTGTCAAGTGAGCTTTTACGTGTCGAGCACCGTTTGTATGAGCGTCTCTTTCATGGGGATCCTCATCTCATGCGAATGCTTGCTTGGCAGCGGCGCAATGTTTGTTTTACCCGTTCTGGACTCCGATATCAAGTGGATGGGCGTCGTATGAGTGGTGACATGAATACGGCTCTCGGAAACTGTATACTAATGATTGTCATGATGGCTAGTGTCATGAAGCAGCTGGGCCTTAAACCCAGTGATTGGAGGATGGCTGATGATGGCGACGACTGCTGTATTATGGTTGAGGAGGACAAGGCCGGATTAGTTTTGGGTGGGATTCGCGAATGCTTTAAGCGTTTGGGTCATGACTTGAAGGTCGAGAGTGTTGCGCGGGAGTTCTCGCAGGTGACGCTCTGCTCAGGTCGCCCAATACGCGTAGGGGGTAAGCGTGTTATGGTTCTGAACCCTTATCGAGCAATTGGTAAGAGTCGTGTTGGAATCAAGACACGTGACCCGAAGTTCTTGCGTGATTACGTCCATACTATGGGTGTCTGTCAACTCGCACTTTACAGTGGTGTGCCTGTCTTGCAAGCACATGCACTCGCCTTAAAGCGGGCGAGTAATAAAATGCTTAGGGAATTACCAGGGGCTTATCTTTATCGATTGGGCTTTATGGAACGTCCTGATTTGGTGAGGGCGACGGTTGTCAGTTTAGAATCCCGCATTGATTTTGCTGCTTCGTTTGGAATATCAGTTGATGATCAAATTATGATTGAGCAATGGTATGCCAGACTTAGTCCGGAGCAATTGCTGGGGTTGGCACCACCCCGAGAGGTGCCACTTTACAATTATGACAAATAATCGTAACAAGGTGCCACAGAATGGCAAATCTGTCGCCCCTCAAATGAACGGAAATAATGGAAACCAGATGAGTAATACCGCGAATGCTAGACGAAACAGGAATAGACGGAACAGAAGGAATCAGAACACTCGTAGTGTCGGAGCTGCGATCGGCACAACGCTAACCAATAGGGGAGCGGTTGTGTCCGGTAGTGGTGACGTCGTTCGAGTGCGTCATAGAGAATTCATCGCTGACTTGACCGCTGTTGGTACAGGGTTTGAGACACGAGTGTTTAAGATCAACCCAGGCGTAGCGACCTCATTCCCGTGGCTAAGTAATTTGGCTGCGCAGTTTGAGAAGTATCGATTTCGCAATCTGAGGTTCTCTTATCATTCTAGTGTTGCAACAACTAGTGCCGGCTCCGTGATGTTGGCGGTTGATATGGATACAATGGACTCAGCTCCAGGTAGTAAGGCTTTGATGATGCAAATGCAGAACGTTGTTCGTGCCAACGTCTGGGAAGGTTGCCAGTCAGCTATACCTGAAAATGCGCCTGAGTTATTTGTCAGGACTGGCTCGGCTCCCTCAGGCTCCGACCCTAAAACCTATGATCTTGGTCAGCTTATAGTTGCCAACTCAGGGGTTGCGGCAGGAGTTTACGGCGAGGTGTGGTTCGAGTATGATGTGGAACTTCACATACCACAGTCCACACAAGCAGCAATCCTATCTCTGACTGCCACGACTGATGACGGAAATTGGCTTGATGGTACAGTAACTGGGTCACTTGTTCCCCAGTCTGTTACAGCCAACCAGCTTGTTATACCTTTGTTCAGTGATAAGACGTATATGTGCACCCTCACATCTGATGACTCTGCTGATGTTATGACTGCCAACCCAGGGGTAGCGGTGTTATATGACGCCGCAGTCTCGGGAACAGGGACAGCTCAGTACATCCGTGTGATTGGGTTTGCTGGATCATCTTTGGTCACTGTCAATTTTAACAATGCTGTCACTCCAGTTCGGAAGTTCTTGATAACACCTGTTGAAAGTTTCTAGTATGTTGCTCATTTGGAATCTGGACTTGTACCGTGCTTGCCTTAATTGGCTGGCTTGATTGGATCCCACGCCAGCAGGTTGTGGTATGTGGACTTAGGATTGCTCGTTTAAAGGTAGAGGTGACACCTACCTACCAGCGATCTGCACCACATTTCTGGACTTGTCGGTTGGTGGAAGAGGGGTGGGAGTAATCTGGAGTAGGGAAACCGAAACGACCACAGCTTAGGACCGCCAATCCGAAGCACCCTATTGGGCGGCGTCTGAAGGGCTGAAATATTGCTTAACTGGATGACGCGCGTCGCTGCACGACTGAACATGGTTGAGGCGGGTGTTGGAGCGAATATCGAAAGACGGGTGCTCCTTCACAATGTAGAAC